CAGCAGTTTGCGTAAACTCACCTGTGATTGCGTTTACATAACCTAACTGTGTTGCATTGTCAACAGTACCACGACGTGTACCTGCTGGTGCTAACCAAGGATAAGCAACATCATCTGAACGAACAACTGTTCTTAGTATCATATGTGTTGCTGGAGCAACTACAACTGTTCCGCTTAGATCAGTTGTTTGACAACTTGGATAGAATACAGCAAAGTATGGATCAGCAGTTGTTAAACCATCACCATTGGCATTTGTTGCATAGTTTGTAATAGCAGTTCCTGTATCTTCTAAACGCATCGGAGCATCACTTAAGATAAATCCTGTGTTGTTTCTCTCGTTGTTTAGTGCTACTAAGTTTGTTGCTAGTTCTTCATAGTTAGGACACGCAAGTAAGTTAAATATTTTCTGCTCTTCACGTAGCTCTTGTGCACCATCAACTGATGCTTTAAGTGCTGAAACAACAATTGCTCTTACTGCATTTCTTCCTGCATACATAGCACCATTACTTTGCAATCCGCTTGCAGTTACCCATGCATCTGTTACTGTTGGCAATGCACCAAATGTTGCAAAAGGAAAGTCTGCTGCATTAAAGTAATTAACTTGAAAACTTTTAACGTTAAATCCTGAACGTCTCATATTCCACACTAACATTCCTTCCGGATATAGTGTAGGATCTGGCTTATCAAGATCCACATAGTCGCTTGATAACAAACTCTTAATAGTTGGAATGTCACCTGTAATTGGATCAGTTGTGCCGTTACCAGCCCAACGTACATCTGCAAACAGTATGCCATTTTGTCCTGTCTGATCTGCATTATCAATTAATACCCATTGATCAACAGTTAATACACTTTCCCATCTATAAATTTGTGGATAGTTGTCTAAGTCAGCAGTTGAAACCCATAAGTCACCATATACTAATGCACTAAGATCGCTTTGTACTGTTGGAGCAGTTGCGGCAACAATTGGACCGTCTGGTGAAGTAGTTGATAGTGGAAAACCTCTTTGGTCTGTAGTTACGTTTTGATAACCTTTCCAAGTGCCACCACTTTGAATCATAATATCACAATCACCAGTTGCACTATAATACCAGTTTGTTCCATCTACTGGATCAATACTTGGTGCAGTTGAGCTTGCAGTGTATACCGGAGTTGTTCCAAATCCTAGTGGAATCCAGTTACTTAGAATTAAATCACTGTTGTTACCTGCTCTAACTTGTCCTGTTGTAATTGCAGTGCTTATTCCTGCATCTGCAACCGGAGTACCACTTGTGTCTTTTAATATAATCACTCCGCCTAATGTGTGTTCAATTTGTACTGCACCAGTTGATAATACTCTTGCAGTTGTATTTGCTACGTCTGCGGCAGTAAATGCAGTAACAAAATCAGTTGCGGTTGTACCTTTAATTGTAGCAGTAACCGCAGTAGTTAATACTGTACTGTTTTTTGCACTTGCTTGAATTGTAAATGTTTCTTCAGCAACAAATGCTGGAGTAACAGTTGTTCCAGTAACCAGTGTTGCACCAGTTGTAAATCTTTCTAGAAACTTACTGGTGTAGGTGTTGTTCTCTTGTACATTGTTCTGTACATAAAGTGAACCAGCTGGAACATTTGTTCCACCACCTGCTGGATCTAGTGTTTTTAATGCACTTTGATCGTTAGCATAAATTGGTGTACTTAATGTAGTAAATGTATCAGTTGCTACAGAATATTGCTTAACAACTAGATTTGCACCTGAGTTAACATTGTTTAACTTATACCAAACACTACCTGTTGGATGTGGTTCTGCATTTGTTGCTCCCCATGGTGGATTGTTATAGTTGTAACCTTGACTTAGACCCGGAGCATAATATGGTTTGTCTCCACTAACTGCAATACCTAAATCTGCTAACAACGAACCTGTTAATCCGGCCTCAACCATTAAGATACCATTTCCATCATCTGTGGAACCATCATTTGATCCTGCTGAGTCAACAAATATTTGTATTTTTCCATTTGCTACTGTGGATACAATACCTGCAATTGATGCAGTATTGATATCAGCTGCCATTGATGCAATAGTTGTTCCAGAAAGTGTTACAGTAACATCGTTTAATATAATACTTTGTCCGTTTGTTAACACTGGATTGGTTGCAGTTCCAATAATAGTTGGCCATGAATTCTTCCATGCATCGCTTCCAACTAATACCCAACTGTTTGCAGTTACACTAGCGGCAGTATTCCCTGGCGACTTATAATACATTGGATTGTTTGTATTTGTAGTGTTAATTGCATAGTCACCAATGCTACCTATACTTGATAATGGTATACCACTTGATACACCACCAACTAAATCAGCAATATTTGTTATAACTGTAGGCACTTTGTTAGTAAATGTTTCTGTAGTTGCTGACCATTCAAATGCACCAAATCCACTCACACCTACATCAAACCAATACACCCCGTTAGCAGGATCTCCAGTTGGACGTACCAATGTAGCAGTAAGTTCGCTTAGGTCAACATCTGCTCTCTGAACATATGCTCTATTGCTTACTCCTAAAACAGAGTAGGCTGCAAGTAACCCGTATTCGTTAAGTTCATAACCATTAATTGATGTTCCGGCTGCAGTACTGTAAAAGAACGGTGTACCAAATGTAGCGGCTAAATCTCTTTGTGATGTAATCAAATAAGGTTTGTTTGCATTTGCTGCAGTAGTTCCGGCGGCTACGCCTACTCCTGCTCCGCTTACTTTGTTTTGTGCAGTTGCTATCAAAACAAACGGTACTGAATTTGTTGCGGCTGGAAGATAATTACTTTCGTCTACTATCGTAACTTCTACGCCCGGGGATGTTAGTGCCATGTTTTTCACTTCCTTTAAAATATAATCTCTTAATGATATTTATAAGAATCTATCAAATAATGCCGTAAACACTGCCCTTTGCAAAGGTTTGCTTTACTAAATATCCGTATGGACAGACCTATTTGTAATGCTTGTAACCGTCGTTTTGTAGCAATAAACTATATCAGCGAAGGAAAGAAACACTATCGCACTAGATGTGATAGTTGTACACGGAAAAATCGCAAGGCAAAGCCTCCAGTTCCTCGTTGGCAACTTGATGGTTACAAAAAGAAAAAAACATGTGACCGTTGCAGGTTTGTTGCTAAGAGCGGAGCACAGATATTAGTATATCATATAGATGGTAATCTTAAAAATAGTAATCTTGCAAACCTTAGAAGTGTTTGTTTAAATTGTACTATAGAAATTACAAGATTAGATTTACCGTGGAAGGTTGGAGATCTCGTTGAGGACTAGTTGTTTAAGTTGTTCCAGTGTACTGTTGTTGTAGATGGTTGTATTGAACTTGTTATTCATATCAATCCATTTGTATTCGCTAACATGCACATCATAGGACTCCATTAGGTTACCGCCTGTTGTATTATCTAACATTGCACATCCATACCATTCAGGAACATCGCCACGTTGTACACGCCAAATTTCTCCGCCTAGTTCTCTAATCATATCTTGTTCATTGCGAAAACGCACATCAGGAACAACATAGTCTCCTGGATTGTCCAGCATTTGTTTTTTAAGTAAACTAACCCAGATGCTATCATCAAATCCATCTCGCATACACTCAGTACCAAACTCTTGCAACACTATTCTTGGCGTAATTTTTCTACCTGTTTCATCTGTCCAGAAGTTATCTTGTACTTCTCGCCACTGTCTACTTTCGTCAGTGTCGCCTTCTAACATTGCTCTGTTCCAGCCAAAGATAGTTGCAACACCATCTTTAAGTTTGTCAGCAAAACTTACTTTAGTAAAGCCTTGTTCAACAAGTATGTCGCCAACAGTACCTTTACCACTTCCAATCAATCCACATATACCTATAATCATCTTAGTTTTGTTACTCCTAGATGCTGAAGTGTTTGTTGCAATAGATCAATTTGACGTTTGCAATCTTCTAGTGCATGGTGACTGGCTTTTGGTTTAGGTAAATCTGGATATAAACTGTATACTGTTCTTGCATCACGCACATTCCAAAAACGCCAAGGCAACGGTAACTGTTCTTGTTTGTATGCATTTTCCAATATAACCATATCAAACGTTGTTCCGTTTGCCCATGTAAGATTACAATGAAAACACAACTTGCTTAGTTCTTCAAGTGCTTGCTTTAGTGATATACGACCTTCTTCGCCAAATGCTTCATCCTGTGCTTCTTGTGGTTGTGTAGCCCACCATTCAACAGTAGCATCATCTACTTCTCTGTTGGGTTGACTATCTATGTCAACTCGTGCATAGTAATCTTGAGGAAGGTAACCCAACGCATTTGGATCAAATGTTTGAGCGGCTATTGTGAGAATACAAGCGTCAGGGCCAGTACCTACAGTTTCTATATCTATCATAATGTCCATAGTATCATTATAACAGATTTTAAAACTGTGTCAACCTATTTTCTTGTTTTAACTGTTTTTCTTGGTTTGATTGTGCCTTTGAGGCTTGACTTTGGTGGCTTGTATGCTTTTTGTACAGTTCCGCCCGAGCTAACACTGCCTTTACGCAACTTGTTAAGCATGCCTAACAATCTACTTGCTGGATTTACTCTTTTGGTCTTCTTTGCTTTTCTTGCGGCAACTTTGCTTTTTGTTTTACGAGTCACTTTCATTTGTGCTCGTTTCTTTTGATCGATTGGTGTATCGCAGTCTTTGGCATTGCTAACCACACGACCTTTTCTTGTACCACTGGTACAACGCCATTTGGTTTTTAGTTTGTTGCCTGTTCTGCTGAACACCATTTCGTGTTCAGTGATAAATTCTGATGCTCTCATTAACCAATTACCCAAGTAAGAGGCTGACTACCATCAACATAGTTTTTAAGTTCTTCAACCATCTTATCCATGATTGCTTGACCTTCTGCTTTCATTTGAGCACCGTTTAATGCAGTACCGCCTTGTGGACCAGCAATGGTAGCAAATTTTTCTCTTGCTTCACCAACAATAAGTTTACAGTTACCCACCATATAATCTCTCATCCACTGTTGTGTTGAGAAATCGCTGAGTAGTTGTACTTCTGGACGCAAGTTATAACACCAAAGTAATACAGTTTCACCAGACCCTTTGATATCACGCATCAGTGTTAATTGATTGGTTGCACTATTATAATTGTAATTGAGAAATCCGCCAAACATCTTAGCAGTTAGTTCAACATACTGTGCATAGAAATCGTATGTTGCAAGTCCACCCATTTGATTTCCGTTAAGCAAATAGGTGTTTAATGCCGCAGCACTAAATGGTTCAAATGCAGTACCTTCTCCACCATTATCAAAACCAATAGTACGTCTAAACACTTGTCTAACAGTTTTAATTTCTCTTGGTAGTGTATAGATGTTTGTGTCATCTGCTAATGTTAAGAAAGTATAACTTTCTTCAAACGCATTCTCTGCTCGTTGACGATACACACCTAATGCTCTTTGATATGCACTCTCATAATGAGCTGCATCTAATTCAACATCAATGATACCTACTCCCAT